CCCACCAGTAGGAGAATGGATGGTTTTCTGAGGAGCGTTGTAAAGGTTGATATGTTTTGGCAGGCACTTACCAATACGATAGTTGACTTTAAGCCAAGAAGTAGGAAGTTATTGAATGAGCTTCCCAGCAATGCAAATTTAGTATGTTTTCATGGAAAACCTCGCATCTTAGGGGCACAAAGTATAGAGTGGGTAAAACAATACGTGGAAAAGGATTTTGCACGGCAATTGCGGGCAGAAGAAAAGGTAACGGTAATAATACCTTATAATAGGGATCGGGGTTGGCTGCAGCAAGCAAAAGACAGCATTCCAAAAGGAGTACAATTACTATTAAGCAAAGGGGATGGAAATTGGCCAGAGAATTTTAATAAGGTATTGGATCAGGCAACTGGTAAATATATTCGTTGGTTGCATGAGGACGATATGTTGACAGACAACTGTATTGAGGATTCAGTATATGCACTTGAGAGCCAAGATGTTGATTTTATTCATGGTAATGCATACGAGATATTTATGAATGCTGGTAGGGCTCCTGGAAAGTACATACCTAGGATAAAGGTTCCCACATTGCAAGATTTGTTGGTAAAGAATGTAATCCATAGTGCAACGTTGATGTATAAACGTGAGGTATTTGAAAAGGTGGGAAAAATGAATGAGTCATTATGGGTAATGGAAGAGTTTGAATTTAATTTAAGATGTTTGAAAGCAGGGTTGAGGATAGGATATTGTGATAATTATTTGGCGTGGTATCGAAGACATTCACAACAGAAAGTACGTGTCGTTCCGATACCTGAGAAGAATAAAGAACGTGAGCTCGTACGAAATGATTATAAAATATGAAAGACAATTCCCCCATAATAATTACAGGTGCACCTCGCAGTGGTGCAAGTATTGTGGCAGGAGTAATAAATCTCTGTGGAGCATTTGGAGGGGATATGTCTTTACATAAAGGCTCTTATGAAAATGGAGCTATTCAATCACTTGTGGAATCTGCCTACTTGGAATCTAATGGATATGATCCAATGGGGCAATTCCCACTGCCTAATGGTATTCATACATTGCCTTCCAATTGGAAGAAGTTAATTCTGGGGCAATTAATGGTTGAAGGATACGAAAAAGGTACGTGGATGTACAAAAGTTCAAGAGCAAGTCTTTTATGGCCTATATGGAACTATGCGTTTCCAAGTGCCAAGTGGGTAATTGTAAGAAGGCGTACAGGAGATATCGTTGAGTCTTGTACCAAGACAGGGTATATGACAGCCTTTAAGAATGAAACGAATTTATCAAATGTAGGAGTTCAAACTGAGAAGGATGGTTGGCTTTGGATGGTTCATAAATACGAGGAGAAGTTTATTGAAATGATATCCGAAGGATTAAATTGCAAGGTGATATGGCCAGAACGAATGGTAAATGGAGATTATAGGCAGGTATATGAAACCTTAGATTGGATTGGACTTCCTTGGAAACCACAGGTATTAACTTTGGCAGATGAGTTACTTAATACAAGTCGTAAAAAAGAAAGGGGGATATAATGGCAGTAAGAGTTACTTCAGCAGAAGTTTTACAGATAATGGACAACTGTAAGATGTCGACGACAGTCATCGACGGGTTGATTGTATCTGCGAATGCTTTTATTAATAAAGTATTTGAGTACGATACTGACATGACTGAAACGATACTTAAGGAAATTGAAAGATGGCTTACGGCACACATGATAGCCTGCACAGACATACATAGAGTTGCAAGTAAAGAAAGGTTAGGTGATGCCGAGGTATCATATACAGGAGAGTGGGGGAAGATGTTGGATTCCACTCCATATGGACAAATGGTGAAGACATTAGACGTGACAGGTCTATTAGCAAGAGCTGGCAAGAGAGCAGCCACAATGTTTGCAGTTCCAAGATCTGAATATTAATGAAATGGGTATTCAAGATTTCATAAGGAGACGCCTAAATCAAACGGCAGTCTATTGGGGTAATCCTCAAGAGGATGGATATGGAGGTAAACTCTATGATGATCCAATTGAGATTGATTGTCGTTGGGAAGACGTACAACAGATAATCCTAATGGCAAATGGAGAAGAACTTTTGTCCAGGGCAATAGTTTTCACAGAACATGACTTAGAAGAGAATGCATTATTGTTTTTAGGAACCTTGGACGACTTGTTTTCAAGCAGTGGTGAAAGCAGTGGTGATGTAGATCTTACCCAGATAGAAGGGGTACATTTAATTAAAAGGTATGAAAAAACTCCTTCACTAAGATCTGACACTGACTTTCTACGTAAGGCATATTTGACACCTTTCTTAACTTAAAGAAGATGGGAATATCAGTACTTCCAAACTCAGGTATAAAAGGATTTGATATTGTTTTGTCAAATCTTGAGAAAGCCCTCTTGAATATTGAAGGAGGTACTGTGCAAGGACTTCTATTGGCTGCAGCATATATTCGTAGAGAGACTGAAAGGAACTATCCAATTACTCCAGTTGATTTAGGTAATTTGAGAGCCAGTTGGTTTACGGTAGCTTCAACAATGATTGGAGGGAATGGGTTAATGAAGAAAGGTATTGCTGTGAATGTCAAAGATAAGTTTGGACGTACCTTAGGCACTGGTAATTTTAAAGGACCAAGGAAGGCTGAATTGTCTCAGGACCATATCAATACTATTGCTGAGGCTCAAGCGTTGGTAAGTGCTATCAGTCCTGAGTTAATGGTTATGATGGGTTATACGGCTAACTATGCAATGGCTGTACACGAAATGGTTGACAGGGAATTTCATAGACCACAGTCAGGGCCTAAGTGGTTTGAAACTGCTATTAAAAGAAGCACATGGCAGATAGCAAAGATAATTAGGGATAACGCAATGATAAAGAAATGAACGCACCCAGTGAAGATACAAAGGATATGTTAGTCGCCGGAGGATTAGGATTAACATTTGGTGGTAATTTACATATTGGAAAGGAGCCTGCCTCTCCTAGAAATTGTGTTACCATATTTGATCCCCCTGGATATACACATGATTTAAGTTTATCTAATCAGGGATATGAACGTCCCTCCATCCAAATACGAGTTAGAAATAGTTCGTATGTGAATGGATGGACTATGGCAAATGGAATAAAGGACCTGTTACATGGCAAAAAACAAGAGACATGGAATGGGGCTTTATATACTGTTATCTACTGTTCCAACGGTCCCGCTCTGTTGGATTGGGATGATAGCAATAATGCTCGCTTTATTATTAATTTTAACATTCAGCGAAGAGCTGTTTAAAAAAGGAGGTAAAAATGGCAAGTAATGCTGTGGCTGGTGTAGGAACAGTGTTTAATCGGTGGAACGGATCCGCATGGGTAGCTGTTGCCGAAATCAACTCTATTACCGGCCCGAGTATGTCGAGGGATACAATTGATGTAACCTCACTTGATTCTACTGGAGGATACAGGGAATTCATTACAGGTTTCCGTAATGCAGGAACTGTTGTACTCGCAATGAACTTCACTCGTGATACATACGAGTTAATGAAGACTGACTTCGAAAGTAACACTGCACAGAACTATCAGATCGACCTGCCGGATGTGGAAGGTACTTCACTTGACTTTGAAGGTCTTGTGACTGAGTTGCCTCTGACGATCCCCGCAGACGATAAGATCACCGCAGACGTTACGATACAGGTAACTGGTAAAGTTGAAATCAGTTCAGGAGGAACTACAACTCCGTAAGTAATTTGAATTCGTGAATTTGACCTAATCAAGGTTCTTTTATTATTAACAATTAACAATTAAATTTTAACTAATCATGGGAAATTTTCTTGACAGAAAAGCCTTATTGGCTAAGGAGAAACTCGAAATCGTGAAAGTCGATTTAGGTAATGACAATTTTGTTTTCGTTCGTCAAATGACAGGACGTGAACGTGACCGCTTTGAACAGTCTCTAATAAAGGAGAACAAGAACGCAGAAGGTGGGTATGAAAAATCTCTGGAAGACTTCCGTGCGAAGTTAGCCGTTTGTACTGCTTGTGATGAGCAGGGCAATATGATATTCGCAGCGGAGGATTACCCAACCTTAAGCCAGAACATGAGTGCAGCTCGGCTTGAAAGAATTGTAAATGTTGCACAGAAGATAAACAAAATCTCTGAAGAGGATAAGGAGAATCTTGTAAAAAACTCAAGCGGCGACCAAGTCGCCAATTCTACTTCCGCCTCTGCAGAGAATTAGGATATCCCCATCCAGACATCCTATTGGATCAGTTGACATCCGCTCAAGTAACAGAATGGGAAGCACACGATCAACTCGATCCAATAGGAAAATGGAGGGATGAATACAGTTTTGCTGTTCTAGACTCACTGATTGTCAACATTGTGAGTCGTTTGTATGCCAAGAAGGGACACACTCCTAAGGAAGTTTTACCAACGGAGTTTATGCCTAATTGGAGTGGAGAAAAGAAAATAGCAAGGAAACAAAGTGTGGAAGAGATGAAACAAGCTCTAATGGCATTAGCCAAGTCAGTTAGTAAACGTCCCGATCCAAGGAAGAAACCAGTGGCGAAGAACACTACTGATAAGAAAAGAAGGGCTATTCGTCGACCTGCACGGAAACCAGGTGAACCAAAAAAGGAAAAGTAAATTGCTATGGATATAGGAACCCTAACCGCGTCATTGATGGTAAACACCACTGGGTTGGCAAGAGCCCAGGCTTCTATGACGGCTTTTCAACGGAATTTACTTGCTTCATGGGGTAAGACACAAGCTCAATTAAATGCAGTAACTTCTGGTTACGCAGGAGCTGAGAAGTCAGCAAGGAAAGCCGGGAACGCTTCCAAGGAGGCCGGAGATGCTGCAACGCAAGGTATGAAGAAAGCAGGAACTGTTGCAGCATCTTCATTTGGCAATACTTCCCAGGCTATTGAAAGGTCTATATTTGCACTTAGAAGTTTTGGTTGGTTAGCTACCACTACATTAACCGTTCCTATAGTTGCTGCTGGTAAATCAGCACTCAATGCCTATAAAGAGTTTGAATATAGCATGACTAAGATTATAGGCTTGGTTGGGATTGCTAAGAATCAAGTTGAAGGGTGGAGTTCAGAAATACGAGCAATGGCTAAGAATATTGGATTTGCTCCAAACGCATTGGCTGATGCTTTGTACTATGTCACTTCGTCAGGGTTCAAAACGAATGAAGCTTTAAATATTGTTAATCAGTCTGCCAAGGCTGCAGCAGCTGGTTTAGGTGAAACAAAGGATGTCGCTGATTTGGTTACGTCAGTTATGAATGCTTATGGGCAGGGGAATATTACTGCAGCCAGAACATTAGACATCCTTGTTGCAGCCGTTCGAGAAGGTAAGGGGGAAGCCTCTGAGTATGCAAAGGTGTTAGGTTCCGTTGTTCCGTTTGCATCACAGTTAGGAGTTAAGTTTGAGGAGGTAGCGGGTTCTGTTGCTGCAATGACGCTTTCAGGGGCATCTGCAGCGAATGCTGCTACCTACCTACGTAACATATTTATGAAGCTCCTAAAGCCTGCAAAACAGAGTGAAGACGCCTTAAGGGCGATGGGCTCTTCTTCGCTTGA